TTGTTAAAAGACGGTTGCCTATCTTCCAGCATTTGAACATTTGTGTTGTAATGGAAAGATCCAGTAACAGTTATTTGCTTTTTTGGAATAACTACAGGCAAATTATCAGGCAATAATTTGTTATATTGCGATGCGTTATAAATTGCAGAATCAGTCAAAAGACTAGCATTTACCCAAAAAACATACCCATCTAAAGGCAAAACCAGCTTTACATACAAAGTAAAGGTTACTTGTTCGTTACCTGATAAGGTTTCAACGCCTTGGGCTAATCCAGCTCCAAGTTGCGGTTTTGCTGTTGCGGCTTCGATTGCTGATGCCATTATTTAACCTCGGCTGTTAAAGATGCCTCAAATACGCCAGAATACTGAAAAGAAGGACGCGGATTGCGTTTTTTAATTTCTTTTCCTATTCCTTTTATACCTTTAACTTGGCGTTTTGCAGAATAACCTTTAGCAAAACGATAGGATAATCCTTCTTGTGCGGCTAATGTTGGAGCAATTAAAGGGAATACTGGTTTTACTACGCTTTCGGCTTCTTTAGTTGAAATAAAGTTTTTCATTTTATCTGAAATTGTATCGGTACTTACCGCAAAAACTTTTGATATTTCAACAGTTTGCCCTTTTAGCATCATATCTATGCCTATAGCCGCATCTTTAGCTAATAAATCAGCAATCTCTTGGTCATGCGCGTCATAAAAAGAAGAGAAAAAAGCATAGTTTTTTTCCAAGTCCATACCAACATCCCATGTAGTCTTACTTTCATAAGGCTCTGGAACGTCAATAACTCCTAGACCTAGTTTTAAACTCATTAAGTCAAGCCCCAAAGCGTACCAAGTTGTTGCATATAGGATAGCGCAACGCGCCCATAAGGGTCTTTAATGCGTTGGAGGTCTAAGAGGCTCAAGTCACGCAAGCCATGTCCTATAGATAGCGCTTCGTGGGTGCTTACATCGCCAGCGGCATTTATGACGCCAGCTACAAAGTTATTAATGCCAAATTGATTGCGTAATGTGGCAAAATAGGTTTGCCCGCGAATATCTTGCTGGAATTGCAATAATTGACTTCCAGCCCAGTTATATACCGTTAAAGTGTAAATATCGGGTACTTGATATGCAAAATCGGTAGGCACAATGTCTTTAGCTATGCTAAAAGCATAATTCCAGCCGGGATCTGTTGGGGACATAGCCGTTGTAGGTATTCCCATCACGGCTTGCGCCCATGCGATAAATCCGTCTAACGTGGGGGTGCTTGCAATCGGACTAGCCATAAAACCATCCTAGAAATATTATCTATATTCTAAAGCAAAAACCCCCCGAAGGGGGTCTTTTCTATTTATTTCTTGGTCTGCCGCGTCCTTTTGGAGCTTCACCTTCGTGAATAACTTCAATTTTTTGGTCAAATTTTTCACTTTGATCGGCAGCGTTTTTCTTATCTTCCGTAACTTCAAATTCAATACCGCCTTTTTGCTTAATACCCATTTCTTGAGCTTTCATAGAAATGATCTGATCTTGCGCTGCAGCAGTAATACTACGAGCTTCTTGTGCTCTGTCGATGTTTTCTTGGTCAGATTGACTAATTCCTGATTCAATAGCTTCCACGCTAATTGGTTTATTAATGCGATAACAAAGCCCACCAAAGCCTTTTTTAACTTTAGTGGCTTCCATCATTCCGTACAATTCGTGTTGTTTAATGATGGTGTCTACTTCAATTTGCGTTTGGTTTAACTTAATTTGATGCCCAGCGCGAATTTTATGGCTAAATGGTCTGAAATTTTCAGGCAACATATAGGTAAATAAAAAATCTTGCTTTGAGCAATTTGCGATAAATAGCTCCATTTACTTCTCCCGAAAGGGTGGGGAAACCGATGATGCGGGGTCTTTTGAACCCCCGGCCTCCCCATAAAGATAATCTCTGCATCACTAGAGTCTTAACATATTAACAAAAAACCACCCCGAAGGGTGGTTAAAATCCTCGCGAGATTTTATTAATAGGCAGCCGAAATAATCGTCATACCTTCTGGACGGATACCCCAACCAGAGGTGCTACGCATTGTGTAGAGGGTAGTAATACCACCGTCTGGCAATGGAGTAGGAATCTCTGTAGGAGCAGCTACGTCGCAGAGCATCAAAGATGTTGCAGTTGTATTTGGTGTTAATTCAGCAAATACGTTGGTGTTGATGCGAGCATTAGCTTTAGGGATCTTCAGTTCTGGAGCAATCAAAATGATTGCGTCAGTACCGCCGTAACCTTGACCGATGAGCGTGTCATCAGCAGCGAATGAAACATCGTCACCACCTGCCCAAGACGCAACAGTTTCAACCAAACCAGCGGCAGTTTCTACACCAGCGCCAATACGTTGGAATTGTGTCAAGGACACGATACCACCGTAAGAGATTTGTTGAATGAAGCGTTGTGGAGCAAGGAATACCAAGCGCAATGGTTGACCAATTTGCAATGTAGTAGTTTTTAAGTTACCTATTGCATTGAGCAAGAATTGAGCAAGTTGACCTGAATCCCAAGTGCTATAGCCAGTGTTACCGTTGCTATCAGCGCCTAAGTTAATACGCGTTGCGCCAGCAGTATTGAGCAAGCCTTCGCCGTTGGCTGGGTTATAGCCGTAGAGAAGAGCGTTACGCAACTGTTGAGCAATACCTTGACGGGCAGCTAAACGGAGTGCTTCTGGGAGTGCATAGCCCCAAGCACCAGTAGCAGCTTCGTCGAAGTTGTCATACTGAGCGCGGGTTTGCAGACGATAAGTAGCTGTGCTAATCATTGAAGGGATAACAGAAGCTGAAGGCAACTGATTAGCCGTTGATTGATTTGCTGCTACTTGTGTAGTCAACTGAACCTTTTTAGCGTAAACATAAAGGTCAGCCTCGCCTAGGCGTGGCATTGGATTCTCTGTTGCCAGAGTGCTAAACGCACCTGAAGCCAAACTGTACTGCATAATCAATTCGGGCATCATAAAGTGCGGATTTACTGTTACATACGAAGGTGCAAAACCTGACATGATATAGTTCCTTTTTTAGATTTGAACCACTGCTACAGGAGCGGCAGAAGAACCACCAACAATGGTATTAGACCAGTTAGCGTTACCAGTACCAGAGCTATAACTTACGATCTTGTTACCAGACGTGCTGATACGCAAGATTTTGCAAGGAACAGCAAAGTTGCTTGTTGCGGTTGTTGTTAAACGGTAGTTAACTACGTCCCAGTAAACAGTTTCAACAATAGAAGAACCTGCCAAAGCAACTACGGAAGCATCGCAAGGCAATGGAATACGCGCACCGCTACCAAAACGATAGAAGTTTGCGCTCATGCCCGGAGAATACAAAGGTGCAGTGCTTGATGGAGTAGTAATACCTTGGAATGCTTGGTTAAATACAGAGATACCAGTAGGTGCAATAGAAGCAGTAGCTTGAATCAAAGTGCTACCGAGAGTATCTGTACCCGGTTGAATATCACCAGCGTAAAAACCTTGCTGTGCTGTTGGGATTGTTTCAGCAATTGGAACGCCGCCCCAGAGAGGAATTGTTGCCGCTGTTGAAAGAACACCGCCAACCAATTGAAACTTAATTGCTGGATCATCTTGTGCATCGCCTTGAGTAAAACCAGCGGAGTTGACATTAAATAAGCCAGCAGCGTTGGTTGTTACCATAGGGTTTAGAGAAATTTGTGCGGTCATGGCTTATTCCTTATCGCTTTGTATTTTCAGTATTAAACTTCATTACCCGATGAGCTGGGAGTTTGAAATCACCTAACCATGCTTCCATATCGCCACGGAATTCTGTGATGGTACGACCAGCGCGGTCTTTTTTGTGCAATTCGATCAATTGACCTTTTGCAATTGCATTTGTGCCACGGGAAGCAGCTAAAGCGTCAGCGTATACACGTTTTTCAACAACGGCGAGCATAGCATCGTCTTTGATTGAATTAATGTTTACGTTTTTCATTTCATCGCTATGAGCTTGCAAACCACGAAGCATACGTTTGCGATAAGCAGTTAAGCTCTCGCCTTGCAACGGACGTGATGCAGATTTACCAAAAGCGGAATACACAGAGTCAGCTTTAGCTTGGCAATCAGCGTAAGCAGCTTCATCTTCGTCGCATTTCTTGGCTTCTTCTTCGTCATCCATTTTAGCTTCTTCGTCATCGTCAAATTTCATCTCTCCGGCTGGCATTTCTACCTTGCCTTCAGAATCAGATTTTTCCATAGGAGCAGCTTTTTCAGATTCATCATCTTTTTTAGCTTTACGCATCATGAATTTTTTAGCTTTGGCTTCAGAATCATCATCTTTTTTAGCTTCTTCTTCTTCATCGTCATCCATGCGATCATCTTCGTCTTTTTTGGCTTTTTTATCAGCCGCAGTGACTAGGGGTGGAGCAGGTAAGTTTTTTTCCATTTCATCTAAACGGGTCATTGTTTTACCCAATAAAGACATAATGGCATCTAATTTATCGCCTTGGGCATCTGCCTTTGGCTCAATCTTATTTTCAGTCATTTTCAGACACCTCATTGTTAGTTAATAAAACGCCAGCAGCATCGCCACCTTTGTCCCATACTCCTTTTGAACCCCTAGCTTTCGTAACGATTGCTATGTGATCCAGCAGGAACGGCACACCTTCTATCAAGAGTGGCTCGCCATTCTCAGTAGTCAATGTAATGTTACCAGCAGTTTCGTCAAAAACAACTGCTGGGGAAGTCGATACTTCGCCTTCCAAGATTTCGTTAATTGCGTCTTGATCGTAAATCTTCGCAATACCCCAAACTTCATCGCCTTTAATGTAAGGCATTAAAACGCTACCTACAGCACGTTTTTTAAATTCTTCTGGGGTTAATACTTGAGTTTCGGGGTGATCCATAACCACCATCAAGCCATTACAGCGCTTTAGAAACTCATCGTTTAAATAAAGTGACGGATCGCGCCAAACGTGTTCGCCAATGCTAGAACGGAACGCGAGTCCAGTGCCTGTAATGCGAATTGCCAGTAAAGCAATATTGGCGTACATTTGGGGACTAGCCAAAATACCTTGACTGATTAGTTCCGCAATATCAGTTTCAGTTTTGGCTTTAGCAACTTTGAAAGCAATATCCATGCCCGGATGAAGCGGCAGTGGAGGGCAATCCATACGACACCAATCGTAGCCTGTTGATTCATAATTAAGTTTAACATCGCCTTTTTCTACATTTCGAGCGATATAAGTACAAAATTGCCCATCATCAAACAATACTTCTAACTTACCTTCGTACTTTAAACCTGTTTCTTCAAAGCACTCACGGCGAACCGCATCCTCTAAATCTTTATCTTCTGAATTTTGATGCCCGCCGGGTACAGCCCAAGTGCCGGGATAGTCACCACCATCGCCTCGGCGAATCAATAAAATCTCTTCTTCACCCGTAACAAACATAATCCCCGCGCAACGTCCAGCCGCGCCCGCGTCGTTTGCAACAGGCATTACTACTGGAGGTTCTTCAGGTACAGTTTCTACGGAATCTTCTTTACAATCATTTTCAGGAACTTTATCTTCCTCGTTCCCAAGCTTTACAATCATTTCGTCAGATTTTATGCCGTTAATGTGCTGGGCAATTTGGCGAAGTTTATCCCCAATATCTTTAACTTGAAGTTTTTGTAGCTCATGGCTTAAATCAATATGAGCTTCAGGAGTTAATAGTTGTGGGGCTTCATCGCCTTTTAACAGATTAACTTCCATTTCTTTTAATAACAGTTCGTCAAGCCATTCAAGATCGTTATCATCTTTATGCTTAACAAATTTTTCGCCTACTGATTTCGGAATACCAATATTGGAATGACCTGATGCCGCCGCATACATGGCTTTTCGTTGCTGTTCCGACTTGAATGGCATAGGCTAAAACCCTAGTAAATTTTCTTGGATTGTAACGCTTCTTTGCCTTTTTGTGTCACCATTTCTTCAGGTAACTGGCTAACTCTATACAAATACTTATAGCGACACCGACAATAAACCGCTTCGCCGGGCGCTACTACATCGTCAGTATACCCGTTTTTAAGCTTTACATAACCCTCTTTTACAGCCCAACTGCCTTTAATTAAATAGATATTTTCATCTAATTCTTTGTGATCTTCGCGATAATTGTAGTTTGCTTGTCGCCAATTGCTATGCCATTTTGCTGCAATAGCGCCGTTATCAACCGCCACTATCTCATTAATATTGTTAATTAATTTGTGGGTTTGGTCAATAATGACGCGGCGTTCTTTAAAAGGCAGCATCCCCAATTCTTTTTTAATCTGCTTTTTTTCTTCGCGGCGGTTAACGTCTTTATTGCCGCCCGGTGGAATAGAAGTAGCCCAACCCGAAAAGCGGCGCAACATATTGCTAATTGATTCTTCGCGGTTATATTTAATCAAACTGACCGATGCCATGATGCGACGATCTAGTTCGGCTTGCAGTTTAGGGGTTAGTTTGGCTACAGTAAAACGGAATACATCCTTACTAACTAGCCCGCCTTTGGTTACTAAACGGTCAAAAGCACCCCGCAAAGAGCGTTCTAATTCTTTTTGCAGTTGATCTGGCGTAATTAAGGATTTTACAGCCGCTGTTTTGAGCTTTTCTACCCAATGATTAAGCCTATCTTGACTATTAAACCCGTAGGTCATAAAGTCATTGATTGCCGCCGTTAGGACTTCATAAAAAGTCACGGTTAATCCTTAGATGGCGGCTCAGTTGGGGCTGTCAGTGGGGTAGGGGGTTCGTAGTCCATGATCTCTTCAATATCAAGCTGCATTGAAGAAGTAAACATATCTCCCATTTCGGAGAGGTTATCTTGCGCCCATTGGATAGCGCGGGCGCGGTTTTCTGGATTAATTACTGGCAAAATAGTGCGAAGCATCTCGGTCATGCCTTTGAGTTTGACTTCTTCAGTCTTAACCAACTCGCTTGGCGTTTCTTCGATCATTGAATCCCACATTGGAGTAAACGCATCTTTCCATTCGTAGAACGCTTGTTCATACGTTTTGCCAGCGTATAGCTCTGGGTACTTGTTCTGAACCGCTTCAAAGAACTGTTTGTTCCATGCGCGGTGCATTACGATCTTGTCAAAGAACTCAAACAGGGAGCGCATATCGTTACGCAAGCCAGTAACATACTGGGCAATAGCGATAGCGTCTTGGCTACCTTCTGCAAAGCTATTAGCCAACGCTTCATCTTTTAGCAAGATGGATGGCACGTCTGTAGCTGCTGCAATGTTGGCAATGATGTTATCTCTTGCCGTAGTCATGGCTGTGTCGGTGTTATTTAAGTCAATGGACTCAATATCTTCGTCAATGTCGATAGACAGGACGTTACCTGTAACGCCTTGTTGCAAGTAGCTACGCTTGATGCCAGAAGCCGTTTGCATTAAGCGATTAACGATTGAGCCTGATTGCTTTTGCTTAATAACCAGCAGACCTGCCTTGAAAGTGACCAAATCGTCAGTGACCATAGACTGAACGAATGATTTCAAGGGGTACAGGGCGCGTTGGAATACCGAACGGCCTGTGAAACCAAAACCAGATGGCTGGAAGCTTAGATAAATCGGCGTATTGTTAAACACGATACAGCTACGACTTGGGTGATAGGGTTGACCCGCAGCCGTTATATAAGACAACGGCTTTTGAAAGTCTGGCGCGTTAGGGTTTTGGTTTGTGACGGTTGAGCCAGCAAGGTTTAACGGGTCAAGTTTATTAAAGTACAGATTCAAGTCGGGCAAGAGCCAAGGATCAATTTCTTTGTCTGTTGGGATGCCTTCAGCCCCGTACACCACGGCAGATACTCCATACACTCGCTTGAGGAAGGTAGTGTCGCGGATAATGTTAGTAGCGTCTAAGCTATGCCATTCATCTTGAAAGGCTTTAATCAACATCTCTTTTGGGTGGCAATCCATCGAAATAATGCGTGGTTTGGAAAGCGCCAATACAATCGGCTTTTCAATAATCTTAGGGGCTAGTGGGTGGTACTCGAATATGGCCTTACAGGTCTGGTATCCAGCAGGAGTCCCCGGCTCGATGTAATCAGTCTGAAGAAAATCCATCAGTGGAGAGGGTAGGGCTGTATTGGAGATCGACACTTCAGACATAGATTATTCCCAAAAATATACCGCCCATAATATCACTAAAAGCCGAGTTTGTTACCACATCCTAGGGCAACTCCGTAAACATAACAGTCAAGTAAATCGTTTGATTTCTTATTAATGTCTGGATCACCTAGTCTAAACCCAGCCATCTCTGTAATCAAGTGATTTCGCGTCGCGCCCTTAAACGGCACTGTTTTGTAGTACGCGTATTCACTCATCTTTACTTTTTCTTGGAAGTGATAGCCTGAGATACTTACGGCTCTTTCATCTTTTCCTAGCTGGGTGAACTTAGACTCAATCTCATGGACGTGCCATCCGCGAGTCTGCCCTTGCTGCAAGAGCACAATTCCAGACCCTTTGCCTTCAATCCATGTTCCAGACACACCGTAGATTGCCTTGGTCTGTATGGCTAGTTCTTCTAGCCTTTCAAACACAGAGGGTATCCAGTGCTCTAACATAGCAGCGTCAATTGACACAATATCCCAATCAAGGATAGTCAAAGGTTGCTCGCTCTGGGAGTTGTAAGCAAAGTAGGTCACAGCCGTACCGTCAAATTGCTGACCAGCTTTCATTGCTGAGTCAATGACCGCGTACACCGTTTCAACTTGTTTAGGTATTGGTACGGGCAAATCATCTATTAGCAGTTTGCTAACAGCTAGTAGGCTGACAGACCGCCAATCAATAAATTCAGCCAGATACTCTTGCGCGAACACAGACTCATGCTGGCGCAGCCGTTCGGACTCGATTTCGGCTGGTGGCACATAGGGGTTAGCCAAACTTGGGGCATGAAACTCTTTGAATCCTAGATCCGGCTCATTGCACGATGCCCAAAAGAAGTTATCAGGATCAACCCCGTTTGGGGTAGAAAATACCCAAGTAATGCCTTGGGTTGTTAACATAGTTGGTTTAATTGACTTAAACCAGATGTCATTTTTCATCTGAGGGCTTTTGGTAAAGGCTGCCTCATCAATGAGTGTTAGATCATAGGATCGCCCGCGCCCTGCCAACTCATTATCCAAAATTGTCCAAAAGTCAATCTTGCCACCCCCAATTAGCTTGATGGTTGCATCATTACGATTAGCGCTTCTAATCACAGGATCAAGCGTATCCCGTAGAGCATCCCAAATTTCA